CAAGATACCCAACCTGACCCGCCGTGGGACACCTACACAACGCATAGCAGGTGCGATTGTGGGCGGTCTTGCTGGGTCACTCGGTGGCGTTGCTGTTGGTAATGCCATTAATGAATCAATTGCCGCAGGTAATCGTCCAACGTATCCTTCAACTTTGTCATATCCACAAAGTATGTAGGCTGGTAAAATTAGTGTATTGAGCAAATAGTAAAAATGGCTATTGTTTCTGGCCCAACTGGCCCTGGGACCTACGTTGAAACTGATCCGCGCCGTTTATTGGGTGGTGATATCTCTGTTGGTGTAGATACTAATATTCCTGGTGGTAAAGGTTTTGATTTCCAAGCCTTGTTAAATAGCCTCAAGGGAGGCGCCAAGCAAGGAGCAGGACTTCTAGGTGCAGGCATGCAAATTCCTGGTGTTGGAATTGCCGCACCAACTGCTTATGGCGTTGGGAGTTTGATGCAGGGTGAGCTTCTACGTGGCGGTGGTGAAATTGGCGGCGGTATCTTAGGTGCCAAATTAAGCGGAGGAGCTGCTAAAGCGGCTGAAACCGCACTTGGCGCAATGGGTGCCAGGGGCAAGCTTGCCGCTCCTATTGTTGGCGGCGCTATTCGTATTGCTGGTGGTTTGCTTGGTGGTGGTCTTGGTGGTGGCATTGCCAATGCTGTTGGCGGTGGTGTTGCTAACGCAGCTCAAGCTGTTACTGGTGCTGTTACTGGTGCACGTAGGGAAGAAGGTAAGTCGGGACTTCTTGGTGGTGGTATTGGTTTCAGTAATGATGATATCGCCAGAATCGAACAGCTTTCTAAAATTACCGGACGTGCTCAAGTTGACATTGCACGGGAAATGCTTCCCATTCAAAATCAATATCTTGACAACCAGATGCAACGTCAGATGCAGCTCAACCAGCAGACTGGTCAGCTCACAGGTGCATTAAATCGTCAAGCCTATACAGCTCAACTTGCTGGTGGCGCCCAATCACAAGCTGGTGAAACGGTTCGTACCATGATGACAGCGGCTAATCCTTACGCTGCATCTGCCTTCCAATATAGGGGTTAAGTCATGACTTTTGATTTAGAGGGGTATAGAAAAAACCTTGAAGGTATGCAAGGGCTAACTCCAGAGCAACAAACGTTTGCTTTGGGGCGCATGTATCCAGCAGGTGATGATGAAGGAAAGTTTTTTCAAGATTATTTAAATTATGCTGAAAGACAAAATACACCTGAAGCAATGCGTGAAAAGTTAAAAGTACAAAATGAATTTGATAGGGAGCGTATGAAAGCAGCCGCTCCTTACAAGCTCTTATTTGAACTCCCTGGGCAAATTACGCAAGCTTTCACACTCCCTGGTCAGTTAGCGATGGAAGGTGCTAATCGTGTTGCTAATACGGTGATGAGAGGCGTTGAAGCTCTCCCTGGACCGATTGTTGTTCCTAGGCAAGCACAATACACACCAAATTCTTATTTTGGTCGTGGGTAAACGTACACTAAAATAAGTTATAAACCATGCAGTTTGGAGTCAGGGCAAGTAGTTTTCCCAACAATAGTTGGATGAATGTTACTGAGCCAGTCTCTACAGCTGGAGGATTTTCTGGTAGTGCTAACAAAGGAGGAGGCATGGCATTTGATCCATTAACAGCAGGCCTGGGTCTTGCCAGTGCTGGCATCGGAGCCATTGCTGGTTTTGGTGCAAACAGGACGCAGGCAAGTATTGCTAATGCTCAGATGGCGGCAGCAGCCGACCAAATGAAGTGGAATATCTTGCATGGCCGGGATATGGCCAAGTTTGGAGAAGGCGGTAATATTGGTGCACGCGTAGCTCAAGGTACGTGGATGCCTGATCTTGAGTTTGATCGGCAAAGAGAGGCAGCAATGTTTGAGGCTGGCCCCTTGGCCGAGCGTAAAATGGCCCTGCAAACAGAAGGCCTGCGCCGTGGGTTTGGGTTAGCTAATTCAGCAGAATCACGAGAAATTTCACAACGTGAAAATCGTGAGGCCTTGAAACGGTCTTTGGCCGAAAAACAAGGTCAGATGATGGGCACGTTTGGCCGCATTGCTCCAGTTGACGTAAACACTTTATTTGTATAGGAGATAAACCATGGGCGGCTCTAAAGTTAAGTATGAAGCACCTCAAATTCCAAAAGATGATTCTTTTGAGAAGTATTTAGCGTATCAACAGCAGAAAGAAACTGCTGCTGAAGCACGTGCCGCCACTGAAAAAGCGGAAACCAAAGCAGCTGCAGAAGCACGTAAGGCCTCTGCGGCTGCTGGTTTTGGCGGAATGCGTTCTGGAATTGAGTCGCAGCTTCGTCAAGGATTGATTAGCTATAACGATGCGACCTCCCAGTTACGTGACTATGCATCTAAATATGATCTGGCACCACCAGAACAAGATGTTTCTTCATTAACCAAGATGTATACCGAGGAGCTTCTCCCCGGTCGTCGCACTACAGGCACCAGGGCGGCTTATGAAGAACTACTTGGTCGTCAGGCTACAGAAGAAGAGGTTAGCAAAGCTCAGGAGCGGTTTAACCAAGGGTATTACAGTAGCGTTCAAGACCTCAAGGATTCACTTACCAAAGGCTCGGAGTATCAAGACAAGTTTAATACGAGCTATCTGGATAATTACTACGACACCATGTTTGGCAAACAGGGTACTAATGAAGCAGGCAAGAAGACTGGGCAGCGTTCTTTTAAATTTGATAAGTATCTCCTGCCTACATACAGTGATACAAATCTTTCAAGTCGTGCACAGGTCACTACCCCCGACTTTAAAGACGCATTCACTGGTACTCCTGGAGAAATTCAAGAGCAGCTTCAGAACGTACGCGACACCCGCCAGTATCTGTATAGTGCCGGTTTAACCAATCTTCAAGGAGAGATTGACAAAGAAACCCAGAAGCTTAAGAATGAAGGCGGAAAAGAAATTGCTAAAATTTCTTCTCAAGGCGATCTGTATAAGCAGCTTGTGGGCGCATTCAGTTTTTAAAGAATGTGCTTGATATAATTATTTCAGTGGACTTTTAAAAAAAATGACCAGCACCCCCACCGGCCAATCTACCAGCGACGACTATTTTGATATTAACAAGTTCGAAGAACTTCTAGCTCGCCTTGAGGCCTCCAAAGGGCGTCAACAGCGTCAGAAGTCTCTTGAAGGACGCCGCGACGTGTTCGCTGGTGGCCTTGCTTCTATGATGAGCAACTTCTGATTTTTTCTTGTAGGATTAATACGCCATGACCAGTAGTGTTCCCGCAGGCCAAATCGACGCTGACGATTGGTTTGATTTAGACAAATACCGGCAAGCTGCTGGCGTGGCATACGATTTTTCCAAGCAAAAAATGGAGACGGCTGGTGCCCAGGAACGTGAAACCATCGGTAAAGGTGCAGCCGAATCCCGTGCCTCCGCTGAACAACAGCAGGAGTTCAAGCAGAGAGACGAGTCTAGAGACTACGGTCAGGCCCAACGAGCTTATCGATATTGAGTTATTTGATGGGTGGGTAGACAACCTTGATGCGTCTACCCAAGAATCATTCTGCGCTTTTTGCGGAGATAATTACTCAGTAGTTGAAATTTATCTATACTCCAGATTCCTTGGTTACAGAGGAAGTATTACTGCGTGTGACCTCTGGGTCAAAGACCATTACAAAAAACCGGATCACCGGAAAAAACTCCTGTACGAAATCGATGAGATGCAGGAAGATATTCGCAAGTTGCGTGAGGACATTGAAAACATGTCCGTTAAACGTGATGCGGGAGTTGCACGTATTGCATCGATGCAAAAAGAATTGCGTGGGACCATTGCTCAGGTAGAACAATTCACAGGCAATAAAGATCGCAAGGGTTTGTTGATGGCCGGTGCCGACCGCGCCATTCGTGAGTTACTGTTTATTTTTAAAGATGATCCTATCGAGAGTCCTTTAGAAGAAGCGTCTATGAGTGTGTGGGCTCGTATGCAATTAGAAGAATAAATACCGTTAGAATACATTTAAGCAAAACACGTATATTCATGGGTGCTCAACAAGGCGGTAGCCTAGATCCTCGCCAACGCCAATTAGCGCGTGAAGGCATGGAGATGCGTCGCAACAATATGCGGGATCGAGCTCCACAGGCAGGCGGTAGTGCAGAAGAGCAAGCCCCTGGCTTCCCTGGCATGGGTATGGACCCAACTCGTTTGCAGATGCAGGAGCGCAGTGCAGCAGGCATGGATCAAACCACCGCCCTGGAGCGCCAAGCTCCACAGTTTGCACCAGGTATTACATTTGGACCTGGTCGTGCAAATCGTATGCCAGATCAAGGCAGCCCTGAGTATGAACAACTTGCTGCTCGCATGCGTGGTCTTCGTGGACGGGGTAACCGCTAATGGCTAAAGGTAAGATGCCTCCTCAGCTTCTCGAGTATCTCAAGAAGAAAGAAGCCAAAAAAGAAGACGGCACTGAGATGTCGGATAAAGAAAAGCGTAAAGCAGCTCTTGATAAAGCTCGTAAGTACAAAGACCAGAAAAAACAAAAGGAAAGTAAATAGGATAGTATTCAGTAGTATCTGAATAACTGTTGTGCCTTCTTACCAGCACCTTGCATACCGACGTAACGCAAAGGCTGCTGCACGCAACCAACAAATCAGAGTACCAAAAAACCTAGATCTTCTCCAACGTGCAAGGGAAGATTTTGGATTCTTTTGTGACTATGTAGCTGATAAACCTCCTGCTCAACATCACCAGGACTGGAATCGTCACTTTGTCACTAACGAAAACAGCAGTTGCCTGTTGCGTATTGCTGGACCAAACATCGACCTACTTGCTCCCCGTGGTTCCGCAAAATCAACAGTCTTAGGTTTGCTTACTGCGTGGGCAATCGGCATTCACACACAAGCAAAGCTTCCACTTCAAATTCTTTACTTGTCCTATACGGTTGATATTGCGCGTTCCAAGTCAGCAACCATTAAACGAATTATTGAAAGCAAACGGTTTCAGGAGGTTTTTCCAACTGTACGTCTTCTTAAAAACGTAACTAGTAACGAGTACTGGTCTATTGATCATAAATTTGCAGGCATTGAGGTTACTGGTGACGAACAATTTACTCTTTGCGCTGCGGGTCTTAAAGGTTCCGTGACCTCCAAGCGCTCACACCTGGTAATGATTGATGACGCTATTAAATCTGCAGCGGATATTTCAAATCCTGACATCCGTAAAACAATGCAGGAAAACTGGAACGCAGTGATTTCGCCAACGATGTTCGAAGGTGCACGAGCAATCTGTCTTGGGACACGATTTAGACATGATGATATTCACGCCACCACTTTCAACGAACAAAACAACTGGATGCAAATTGTTCTTTCTGCAATTATCAATGATCCCAAAACAGGTGAAGAAGAATCGTATTGGCCTGAAATGTGGTCCTTGGATTACCTAAAAGAAAAGAAGCGACAAGCGCCTATTGCTTTTTCGTTCCAGTACATGAATCAAATTGTTAGACAGAACGAGCTTTCCCTGGCACCAGAACTTATTGTCAAAGCTGAAATTGCAACAGAGTTTGACACGCTAGGAATTGGTGTTGACCTATCAGCTGGCATCAAGGAAAAGAATGACTACACCGTCATGATCCTTGGCGGACGTATTGGAGATCGCATACATATCATTGATTACCGCCGAATTCGCGTCATGGGAAATCTTGAAAAACTTGACGCAATGAAAGAATTGCTTAATGATTGGTCAATTATTTCAAAAGATCAAAACGATAATTACTTTCCTACCTATTCAACGTGTGACATTTGGTCAGAAGCTGTGCAGTACCAAGCCTCTCTAGAAGCTGATTTCAAGAGGGTGTGCCTCAATAACGAAGGTCTCTACAATTTGATTTGGCACCCAGTTAAAGGGTTCCGAGCAGACAAGTTGGCACGGTTCCGGGGCATCATGGGAATGTTTGAAGATCGAAAGATTATTTTTAATCGTTTCAGAAACTTCACAAATCTCTTCGAGGAACTCACAAATTTCGGCGTTAGTGGTCATGATGACTGCGTCGACGCGTTGGTGTGGCTAGTTACAGGTTTAGCACGAAAAGGTCAGCTTCACCTTGATTACTGACCTTAAAATAATAGAAAGGAGGATTTAATTTAGTGGGACCCGAAGTACTAGGAATTGCTCTGACAGCAGTAGTTTCAGCTGTTACAGGCGGCTCGTGGGTGGCCAATAAATTGATGACTCGTCATCACGAACGCATTGTGAACCTGTACAAAAGGTTGGATCACGTAGAGAATCAAGTGGAAAGGTTACCACTTGAATACGTTTTAAAAACGGATTTTTTAAGAGAAATTCAAGTAATGCATGATAATTTCAAACAAATTAACAATAAGCTTGATAAGCTTATGGAAAAGCTTTTTGAACGATGAGTTACATCCTTGAGGTTGAAGAAGACGAAAACGGTGAGCAGTTTATTACTCTTCCCGAAGAAGTACTTGAAGATCTTGGTTGGGAGGAAGGAGATGTTCTTAATTGGGACGTCAAGGGAAATGGAATTATTCTCACCAAGGTCAACGATCCTGCTGGGTTTGAAATCATAGAAGAGTAGAATACAACAATCTAGAAAGCGTATACATGTATTACTCAGGAACGACTAACGTACCAGGGGCACCTGGCAATCTTTTAGCTGGTGGTTTTAACCACGTAATTCAACAAGGACCTGGGGCATTGGGTGGACGTTCTGAAGAACAAATTCGTCGCTTGCAACAAAGTCTTCCTGAAAATCAACAACTTCTTGAGGAGTTCCAGCGCAGAGGCATCACCCCTGGTGGTGGCCCTAAGCTTCCCCTTGCTGGCACCAGTAATTTAAATAGTGCTGTTGCAAACATGACACCAGGAGCACCAGGTAACTTTGCAGGTTTTTATGGCGGCCCGCAAATTGGTCAGGCTCCTGTAGGCTTTGCAGCAAAAACAGTTTACTCATGAAGACAAAAAAGTTAGTTAAAAAAGCATTGAAAAAGCCTGAGCTTTACAGCTCAGCTGAACTTGCGTATTTTAAAACTTGGCTTTGCCTCCATAAAAAGTCCAAGACTGCTAAGATCAAGAAAGCTAAATAGGCAAATAGTTAATGGCTGTAGACGCAAAAGCCAGACTTAAAGAAATTGTTGACTCCTACCTGGAAAAGGATGGTGGGGCAGCAATTGATACGGGCATTGTTGCGTCGCACCTGGCACAGATGAAGTTGTTTGGCATCCGTCAGGGTGTTGAATTTTTTCCTGCACAAGATAATTTTGGCAATCAACGCAAAGATTTTATTGAACGCGTTATCAAATACAATCAAATTGATACACGCTTAGATTCACTCTGGGATTATTTCCTTTGTGATGGCCAAGGTCTTTTTTATATTCGTCCCACTGAAAACAACTATCGTCTTTATTATTTCCGTAAGCACGAGTATCGCAGTTTTTACAACGTTGACGGCGAGCTAGACGAAGTTGTAATCATCTATAGCTACAAAGTCCGTCAGGGCTTTGGCTATCAGCAAGATATCGAGACTACCAACTTAGGTGGCCAAGCATCCATGGGACGCGGCGGTGCCAAACGCTATATACGTCTTTCTATTAAACGTAAAACAATTGAAGAAACTCACTCCGAGGGTGAGCTTTCATTTGACACCAATTACCAGGTAATGACTGGTAAAACTAAAACGTTTAAAAATACGCTCGGCTTTATTCCTTGCGTTGAAATTTTTAACAACCCCAAGGGTTTCTCTACGGAAGGAGTTGGAGAGTTTGACGCACTAGCCAATCACATTTGTACGCATGACGATATGGTTCGTAACATGCGTAAGAACGTCCAGTTCTTTGGTAATCCAACACTCTTGTCTTCTCGTCCCAAGACAGACCTAATGGAGTCTGGTGGGGATGCTGTGGTGCAACGTCCTTCTATTGCAGCCAACTCAGGTTTTGCTGGAGGCGGTGCATTAAGTCAGTCACGGTTTAAAGCAGATCCTATTTCCCGTGGTGTCGACGGACAGATCCGAGTACCAAGGGTGATTGCCAACTTGGAACCCAATGACCGAGGTGGTTACATTGTCCCGGACGCTATCTCAGGTGATCAAAATTCTTTTGCACGTCAATACAGGGAAGAGATTCGTACTGCACTTGGTGGTGTAGACGAACTATCTATTTCTGCTGGCGTAACCGCAACTGAGTACAAATCATTATTTGGTCGCGTTTCAGCCACATCTAAGAAAAAAGCAACTGCTATCTACACTTATGGTGTTTGCCGTTGTTTAGAACTGATTATTTTTCAAGAAGAGCGGATGTTCCGTGAGACGCTTGCAGCAGCTGCAGGTCT